GTTAGCACGACAAGATAGAAGATCGTAGTGAAGAACATCAGGACTTCACGGATGACTAAGGCAGTAGCGAAATGAAGACCAGTAACGATTTGATTGTACTTAAGCATGTGCGTTCCTTTACGAAAAGTAATTAAGAGCCAATCTCTTAACCAGTTCGCAGCGGTAATATAGACTTGAAAAAATCTAGTACAATACACAAACAAAGAAGTTAGTGTCTGAGTAACTTTACTCTACGTAAGTAATATAGCTTCCTGGCGTACTAGCACCATAAACTTTTGACGGCATAAAGCCCGCCCGACGGCGGACAAAAATCCCCCATTATTTTTGTTAGTATTAGTAAGAGAGATGCTACGCATCTCTAAGGAAAGGCCCCCTTTCCCCCAAACGTACTAATACTTGCTAATGACTCCGTTCGTTCCGCTTCGCTTCACTCACAACGTCTTACAGCTACATAGAAAAATGAATCAACAATAAAAAAATATTGCTATGGATTTGATGGTCGAAATAGACGTGAAAGAGATTGCTTGGCAATCTCTGCTGAGGTAAGTGAGAACGTTGCTTAGAGCGCCCTTTAGAGGCGCCTGATGTTCTTTAAAAGGATTTTTAGCCGTTGGCTTGACAAAAGAAACAGAATGGATAGGAAAGTCTATGTAATAGACGAAAGCTGAAAGTGAATGTAAATGTGAGAAGGGGGCGCTGTTGTCATGTTGACAACGTTAACGTTTTGAAAGTCTGCATTCCTTAACCATACTGTGACAATGCAGCTCTCGAACTAGGAGTGTGTTGACAACCGACTTTTATTACATGCAAAGGATCTTGCAATGAGCAATCAATTCCGCACCCTGCTGGGTACGCGTCACCGTCACCACCTGGCGATCGAAGAGATCGACACCACTACCGCTGCTCCGGATGGCACTCCGCCTGAACAAGTTGCCACCGAAGACACCACCGTTGTGATGAAAGGTCCGCTGGCGGACGTGTACTCCGACGCCCTGTCCAAAGTCTACGACAAAGATGTTGCGCCTCCTGGCGATCCAGCAGCAGCTGCTGAACCAGCGTCCGAGACCGGCGCCGCAGTGAACACCACCGACCTGACACCAGTTGTACCGGAAGAGCAGAACACCGTCGAAGCGGCGATCTTCTCCGAAGTAAGCCAAGTGGTTCTGGAATCCCAAGCCATCGACGCCGCTGTTGCTTCCAGCCTGGCCGCTGCCATCGCTGACGCCCCACCAGCTGACGGCGCTGCTTACCAGACGCTGTACGCGATCGACGAAACCCAGGTTAAACCAGACGACGTTAAGGACGTGACCGCGATCCTGGCCGAAGCCGACAAACCGGAAAACGTCACCGTGCTGATCGACAGCGTGGTACCGGACTCCGTGCTGGACGCTGCCGATCCAGAAGTAACCGGCAGCAAGGAACTGGCCCTGGGCCTGGAATCGATCGTCATCGCCATGGGCGGTAACGTCGTGCACAGCTTCAAGGACTACCTGGCTTCGCGCCCACGCAAAGCAACGTAAGTAACCTTACCGTAACACGCTCCACTGGGGTCACCTGGTGGAGCTGTTATGCCGTCGGCCGATTCTCATCCTGTGTGAATCATGCCCTTACCGAAGGAATAACCCATGTACGTGTCCACAGCACAACAGCCTGAACAGACGCTGTTGGTGCGGAATGTCTTTGAGCAACAATGCCACAGTGTAATCATTGGCGAAAGCCTGGCTAAAAAGATCGTTCAGTACCAACTCGCCTTTGTCGCCAAGAACGACGAGCACGTGAAGTTCTTCGGTGGCCACCTGACCGGTGTACAAATCGTCCGCTTTACCGACGCTGATCGCTTGGTTTGGTTCCAAGAGATTTTGCAGGTTAATGAACACGTATTGCAAGAAGCGCTCTTCGAGTTGCCTACTGTAAACCGTGATCACCAAGTTGCATCCGACGCGATGAACCTATCGTGCTTCTGGCTGGTACACGTGCTGATCAACGCCGTTAACATTCCAGACAAACTGAAACATGATGCGCTGGTCTCTGTCATCCTGATTATGCAGTACAAGTTCTTAACCAGCCGCTTGTATCGTCACTTCCACTACCCAGCTGACAAAGCGGTAGCGGAGGCAACGTATGCTTCACTGTCGATGAAGTTTGACTTGAAGCAATACGGTAGCTGGGGCGCTTACCTGCACGGTCGTGCAGAAGACATCCTGGACACGAAGACGAACCGCTTCCAGCAGTTTACCAACATGGGCGATGACCGCGAGATCGAGAAGATCATCAACGACATCCAAACCCGTTTGCGTAAAACGCTGCGCTTGATTGCAGGCGTGCATTACAACGTCAACGCATCAGGCCGCCGTCATACTGCGATGTCCCAGACCGTGGAACATGACGGCAAGGAAATCCTAAAAGATCGCGTGAAGAGTCTGGCAAACTACACACGCTACGTGCAATCGATCATCCCCGACAAGACTTCGTTCATGCGAGAAGAACTGTTGGTGGTGATTGAAAAGATGATCCACACCATGCCGCCCCATCTGTTCCGCAATACCCTGGGTTGGTTGTCGGAGAATTTCCAAGGCAACCGCTCCACGGAGATGCAGGACTTGGTGAAAGAAATCATGGTGCACTGTTTCGACTATCTGTCACACAACACTGATTCGATCCAGAACGGTCACGACCTGCCGTCACTGTTGGTTCGTTTACGTGGTGTGTATACAGCAGCTCGGTCTACCGACCCTGTGCTGATGCAGATCCGAGAACGCACCGAAGCCCTGGTTAAGGAAGCCACCGGCACACGCAACATCAGCCTGCTTCCGCCTATTCGCACCGGCGTTCTTCTCTATATTACGTTGAGGGCGCTCTCGAAGCGCTTCTACGCTGACAGCTAGAGAATCTACCGATAAGGGAATGGCGACATTATGAGAATTGTAAAAACACTCTTTGGTGTCGTGCTTCTACTCTTTGAACGTCTGCGTGGTTCGAAGACCGTGTCTGAAATAAAGCGACCTGACAATTCGTTAGGTAGCCTAAAAGGCTTTGCGGTGCGTGGTTATGAGTTAGCCATTTATTGTCAACGAAAAGAATACCACGTGAAGTACGACCGGTGGTACATCCCTGATCGCATCGAAGTGACCTACAACGTGTTCTCCGTGGTCTCTAATGATGCGCCCAAGGCGCTTCGAAAGGCATGTGAACTCGATGTTGATTTACCAGCGCTCGTACACAACTGGAACTTTGACAATGAGATCCGGCGCGCGCAAGTGCATGCTTATCTTGATCTGCTTGAAAAGCGGATGACAAAAATCGATGCGACAGCATAGCTCCCGCTACCCTTTCGGGTAGCGGGAGTGTATGCCGTTATCCGAAGAAACTGCGTTGGTTATAGCCCATCATGTTCCGGTAGTAATCCTGATCATTCATGGCCTCGCCGTTACGTTGGATGCTGTTCAGCTGGACACGTTTCTTCTTCTTATCCTTGATATCGCCGATCAATTGGTCGATGTTATTCAAAGTACCTTGTGCGTACACAAGGCCCTGAGCAAGGCTTCGAATCTGATGCTCCAGCTTATCCGACAGATAGGTATCTGACGTTTCTTCCAGTTGGACACTCATGGCTTGGATCTGTTCTTGCAGCTCTTGTTGCTTCTGCAAAGCCAGATACTCGTCGTACGTCATTTGACGTTCGTCGCCGATGTTGGTCATGATGTTGGTCAGACCGTAGTGCGACATGTTCTTGCCATTGGTCAGGAACCAATGCGCCATCAGCCAAGCAATGACCATGTCATCGTGCTTACCAGCTGCGTGGTCAACCCGATCGTTCTTCTTCACCAGACCAGCAATCTGCGCCACCAACTTCTTGTCGTAGACTTTATCACCACCACGCTTCGCAGCGTTCTGTAATGTATTGCCGTACAACTCGCTACGCGCGAAACGACCCGAGCCAGAGGTATTGAAACCAAAGGCCGACTTGTTCAGTGTGTAGACGGATTCATCACGACGCGCCAAAGGCATACGCAATTGTTCGAAGCGAGCAGGATTGACGTCCTTGTCCTGCACAACCAAGTTGAACATCCGTTTGTATGGATCTTCTCCCATGGTAGGCAAAGCCATGTTCAAGATATCGACAATGGTCTCACCGGACGATTTGCGTTCGATGATCAGCGTGACATTCTTGTTCTCGACCAAGTATACCGCCAGCCAGTTGGAAAACATTAGGATGTTGGTTTCGTTAACAGACGCTGCAGCTGCAACATCGAGCGTATCTGCATCTACCCACACCATCGCGATATCATCGTTACCGTTAGCAGAGGAGCTGTCGATACTCAGGATCAGCTTGTTGTTCGCCAAGTAGTTCGCCAAGTTCCGCTCAGCAACGTTCCACTTGATGATGTACTTCTGATGCGGGAAGTATTGGTCATACACCGCATCGTTCTGTGAAGCCACAATCCGTTTTAGCAACGCTGGGGTGAGGGGATGCGATTCGGTACCAGAGGTCCAGACGTTGAAGTAATCTCGGTCAGCTGCATCGCCTTCGGATTTCGAGTCTTGCATCTTTTCCCACAACCAAGCGTCGGATTTACCGAGCTGACGGTGACTCATCACGATGGCCATCTGGAAGTTACCTTTGCCGTTCTTACGAACGTAGGCTTCCAGCTCTTCGAAGTTCTTCTGATCGTAGACGGTCTCAGACCAAGCCATGGCATTGACCATGTATTTCTCGTAGACGAACTTGCCTTCGTTGGTGTCCAGCTTGCCGGCAGTGGTCGTCATGATGTTGCAGTACGGCGAGCCAGCAGTCTTCGCACGATCGCGCACCGCGTTACCTGCGGACAACAGAGCAGGAATCGAGATGTGTGCGTTGGTGCAGAACGGACCTTCGTCAATCCAGTTGATTGCGGAGCCGAAACCACGACCGACGTTGTTGGCGTCCTTCTCGGAAGAACGCGGTACGAAGGTCTTCAGTTTGTTGTCCAGCAGATTGACAGTGACTTCTTCGGTGTTGTTTGCATCGGTGCGTTGGTTACGCAAGTCGATGTAAATCGGCAAGGTATCGAACACCTTCTTCATGATGTCCACCGATTCCTTGCGCAGCTTCTCGTCCTTGGTGTACAAGTTCATCAGCGTGCCCTCGCAGCGAACTGTCATCAAGTAAACGAACAACTCAAAGATGGTGTAGGACTTACCTGTCTGACGTGGCTGGATCAACGTCATCGAAATGTGATTGAAGAAGCACCACCACATGGCAATGTTGCCGCGGTTTGCTTCAACAGGAATGGCTTTGTCACCGGCCTGGCCTGGAATGCGCGCTACCTCACGGAAGAAGTACCATGGGTTGACTTTGCATTCTGCCACGATCATGTCCATCTGATCACGCGTCAGGAATGGATCATGCGGGTCGATGTACTTTAAGTGCGGGTTAATGAGAGCCAAATGGAACATGTGGTTGCTAATCCCCATGCTCTTATAAACGCCCGCCATCTTGACCCACGACTCGTTCTTCGTAGTTAAGTGTGGTTCGGCACTGGGGTATCTATCCCAGTCTTCTTCGAAAAGAATCATTTGCTATCCTTGAAAACGTCATAACCCAATCAACTCCTCGCTGCTTGGCAGCGAGGAGGAGAAGGTATTACTGATGGTAAACAGGCATTGCGCTGATTGCCAGTTGGATGTCCGTATCAACGGTCCGGATGAAGAACTTGATGAACACCGTGCTGCTATTTGCCAACGTGTGCGTCAGCGAGAGCTGCTCATTCCACTTGTCGATCGGGTATGCCGTTTCCCAGCCTGGCATGCAAATCGAGAAGTGGGTTGGATCAGGAGCACGAACTTCACGCCCTTGGTCTGACAACGGCTTGACAAGACGGTAGAGGCGTTCCAGCCACGCTTCTTGCGTACCTTCGGCACACGACACATCCAGCTTCATCAGGTTCTGGTCGATGATGGTTGCTTTGGCGTAGTTACCTTCGCCGAACAACACTTCCTGATGCGGGATGAAGCCGATGGCCCAGTTGCTAGTGCGAGCCGTACCTGGTTGACGTAGAACGATGTCGATCGTTTGCACATGGTTCAGCGCCAGGCCACTTGGGTTGACGTCTTTCAGATTGATCGACACGCCCAACGCTTGTTTGTAACCGTAGCCGATCGGATTGAACGGCGCAGCGTTTTCGTTGAACTTCACGAATGGGGTGACCAATTGTGCCATGCGGCGTTCCATGTCGTACAGCCACCATTCCAGACGGTAGCCATTGACATCATCCACCCATACTGGGAAGCCGTACAACTTAGGCGAGTACATGCCTTCGTAGTTGGTCGTCAGAGCGCTGTAGAGGCGCGTGATGGAACCGGCCGGGGTAGTTTGAACACCGAGTACCACATCGTCCGCTGACAGCTTGTAATCGAGCACCAGGTCGAATACTTGACCAGCGTACGTCGACACGAAATTGTCCAGACCACGCAGGCTGAACTTGGTGTTGTTCACCGGATAGCGCATCTTGCTGCCGTCGCTGTAATGCACCACGCCGATGAGCGCCAGGCCGTTGAGTGGGATATTGAGCGCGAAGCGCAGCTGAGTCGGATCGTTCGGCGAAATGAACGGCGATTCAAGGCTGATGTTGGTGATGTACTTGGTCGATGCATCGGCGTTAGGCACGAACTGAGTATTCTCTACCAACAGCTCGCACTTGGACACCTGATGGCCGGAATCCGAATACGTGATAACCACCAGCTTTTCGCCATTGGGTACGTTTTCGGTGGTGTAGCACATCGGGAAGGCTTTCACCGTCCGGTTGTCGCCAGTGGTTTCTGCCAACACCAGCGGGATCGAAGTGCCTACCAATTCATTCGACTGGTTGTACAGTTGACTGATTGGCTTGGAGTCACCTTCGATATTGGTGCCACGGAAGATGGTGAAGCGCTCTGCTTCTGCGGTGTAGGTGTGCAACCGCGCATCCATCGTCAGCGTGTGCGGCAACACGTTCGTGTTCAGGTAAACCCGGAACGTATCCGCAATACCGCCAGGTCCGACGCCGAGGATCAGGTCCGTGTTGGTGAACTGTTGATCCTGTTTGAGTGGGTCGATCGGGTTCATGCGCGAGACCAGCGTCGTCGCATCCACCGCTACCACCTCGTAGAAGCTCGAGGATGCGCGATCGACGACCCAGTCGTGGAGCTTCGGCACGTAACGCTTGGTGCCAACACCGGTTGGACCAGTGAAGATTTCGTTCAGCTCCCAGATGGTCCACCGGGCATCTGGTTCGTACACTGGGGTCACGCCGTCTGCACCGGCAATGCCCATGGTGCTAATTACGGTATAAGTCATGGTTTCTCCACTTTACACCGTTGCCGTCACGAAGTGTGACAAGACAACAGCATTGTTTAAATAAAGCGATACTGCACGGGACAGGAAACGGTATTGGAAGATTGACAGGTTCGTCACCTCGTCCTTGTAATACGGTTGCACGCTGACGTAGTTGGTATCGACCTGATTCGGTGCCCGGGTTGGTTCGAACTCCAACAGCGGTTCGTAGTACTTGCAGATATCACGCAAGATGTCGTCGTTGTATTGACTTTCAATGCGCGAATCTGCCAGCACACCCGTTTTCAGGTCGTCCAGCAAACCGGACACGAACGGACTGTACACTGGGTAGAGCCGCTCGATTGGACTCAATTCAGTGAACGTCGGAGGCGGCAGCTTCAGGGTCATGTAATCCGACACGTGTTTATCCACGATCAATGCAGCGTCACGCAGTTCATACGTTTTCGCATTGGTCGTTCCACGCATCGGTACCACGATGTCCCGCACCACGTAAGGTACACCGTTCTTCACGCCAGGAACGTTCACGCCGTTGTGTGTCTCCGCGAATGACAACTCAGAACGATCGTACACAGCACCACCAATGGCGATATGCACTACGCGGTCATCCCGCAGATCGTACTTCTTGTTGTTGGACAGCACCCCGTGGGTAACGAAACCGCGATCACCCAACACAGCGCGTGTCAGATCCGACTTGCAGTGTCCGCAGAAGCGTACCGTGATCTGCTGTTTCACCTTGTCAAGGTCGATGAAGGACTTGTTGATGATGACGATCTCTGGGAACTTAACCAGGTAGTCAATCCCTTCGACCAACGCCCAACCATTGAGGAACAGATCGAGTTCACCCATCGCCACTTGCATCAGTGTGTTCACCGCACCAAGGCCACGATCTTGATCGGACGTCAGCACAAAGCGCAGTACACCACCTTGCATCGGGATGTTCAGATCGTAACCCAGGAAGTCACGGTTGCTCCGCACCATGGTGTACGTGGTGTGGGGAGAAGTCACCCAAGTCAGACCACCACTGTTACCGTTGATTACGTACGACGCCGAACCCGTAACGTCCTGCCAGTTGTTATCTGGCAAACCGCCGAACATGCCGCAGGTGTACATCCGGTAATCCAGATTCGCATCCAGCGTAGCGCCCGCCTGACCGTATTTCTCGTCCAGTGCGGTAACACCGTAGCCGGAGATGATTTGCACCAGATGAGTGTCGGAGTGCTGAGCACGCCAGATAGCACCCAGGACATGACGATGCCACCCCAACAGCTTGCCATCGAAGTTGTATTCGTAAACCGTGCTGCGGTACTGCAGGTTCAGAGGAATGTCTACCACAGCTTGGTTCGAAATGGTCTGCGTGAATTGCGGCGTAGGTGCCAAGTACAGACTCATGGCGTTGTAACCAAAAGCGTCTTGCACCACAGCGGTGGTAACGTCTTTAATTGGACTGCGCATGATCTTGGTGTAGCTCGCCGCTTCCAGATGCGCTGCGCGCCATTCAGGCACCGTGGAGTCGATACCGATCATGGCCGCTAAGATCTCCGCATCAGGCAACTTGTACAGTTCCTTGATGCGGTTCGTTTCGTTGACCAGCGGACGACGATAGCCGGACTTACGCAGATGCAAACGAATCGTCAGGTCTGCGCGGTTATCCCAGCCTTCTTGGCTGTTAGCGTAGGAGTCGATATACGGAATGGCAATCGCATAATCAGCATGGGTTACCTGACGCACGGCGTCGAGTTGGTTGCGATGGTAGTACAGGCCGTTGAAACGGCCGGCTTCATCCTTCTTCATCACAAACACGTCGACGTCATCTTGGTACGTGATACTGGTCTTGAGTGCCGACGATGGGTGCAGCAGGTACTTACGCTTGGTGTCCATCGTGCTGTCGAAGACATACAGGTCACGCATCGACAAATCTTCGACAGCATAAATCGAACCGTCGTAAACATACTCCACCACATCACCCACCTTGGCAGTGATCATGTCGATCTTGTTCACCAGGTAGCCGTTGACGAATGCATACGCCACACCGTTCAGCGTTGCTGCATTGAACGCAGCTTGGAGCATCAGGATGTCATCCACTGATTGGGTGACTGCGCCTTTTACTTCAACGTAGTCCGTTGCTGGGTTGTGCCGCGACGTACCGTAGTACGCGTTGTGATACACCCGCATGAACAAGTCTTCGTTGTTGTAGTCGATGTTGACTTTATCGAAGCGTTGGATAGCCACCACCAGATCGCCATCGTCAGTGACGGTGTACCATGCCAAGATGCGCGGTGACTGAATACCCTTGACGTTGTAGAAGTCAACGATGGTTTCTTCGATCGCACAGACGTCGGAGAACTTCATCCAGTAACCAGCTTTCGGTGGCATCGTCAGACCCAACTGTCGTGGGGAGATACCACCAACTTGGTAGCAGTGGTACAGTGTTGCCAAAGTCGGCAAGCGATACTCCCGCCACATCACATCGAGCTTGGTGTAGACACCACCATAGCGCGTGATCTTAGCGAGCTTGATGATCGACTGTTGATCCTGCGTCGGAGTGCACCACACACTTTGTATGGCCTGTTTGACAAGGAAGTCAGACATGGTCGTCCTTAGGAAAAAAGAAATAAAAAAAGACACCACCCAGACCGATCTCTCGATCTAGATGGTGTAAAGGCAGGGACTTAGGAAATCGCTTTCTCGACCAGCTTACCGGCAGTATCCGGTGCCATGGACTTGATTACCTGGGCCAGTTTACCCAGACCATCTTGATATTGGCGCCGCTCGGCAATCTTCGACAAACCTACCTTCTTCATGGCCATGTTGGTATGCGCTTCCAGCAGCAGGGAGATCCAGGTTGGCGGATGCTCCAGCGCAACAGCGCACAGCTCAACGTGATTGTCGCCGCCCCAGGTGGCGCCCATCAGCGAGACCAGCACACCATGGTTCAGATTGTCCAGACGAACGTTGTTCAGGAACACCTTGACTTTCGCGCAGAACTCTTCGATCGAGCCGATCGCTTTGGTCACATCGTAGATGCGTGCCACATCAGCCACGTTGGCTTTCAGGGCATTGGCAATCGCTGACAGGTAACGCGCTTCGTTCGCCTTGTCAAACTCGACACCTTCCACATGGTTCGAGGTGTAGAAGATCGCTGCGATGATCATGGTCTCGATGCGTGCTTTCGGATCGAGGTTGTAGCGGAAGCCGATGGTTTCAGCAACCCAGCTCGAGAACACCGCCATGGCCACTGGCGTGATGCTGCGGAACGCGTTGGGGCCATTGGTCAACCAAAGCGAGGTCAGTGCCGAGCGGTACAGCATGTTCTTGTACATGCTCGAGTTCGTGATCTTGAACTGGCCAGAGATGGCATCCATACGACCCGAGGCACGGACATCCATTGCCAAGAATGGCTGCACACGGTTTTCGTTCGAGTGGCGGATATCGGTGGAATGGATCTTGCTGATGTACAGCGGATGCTTGAATGCGGTGACTGCGGAGCACGCGCCGGTGCTGCTTTCCACATAGAGAACGCTGTCAGCTTGTGGCAGCCAATCGCGCAGCCGTGCTTCCTGGATGGCGTCAATTACTTTCCCCATCTGGTAGTTATTGCAGGCCGTGGTATCGTAGGCCGTATTGTAGACAGTCATTGTCGTGGTCCTTCTAACGAAATCAGTATGTGAAAAATTATTCGGTACCTCTTAGTGTCCAGACATTGTATGTTAAACCAATGTCGAGCACGCTCAGGTTGTTTTAACATTTACAGGTAGGAGTTAGAGCCGATCCTGCCAGTATTTTTTTAAGATTACTATGATGCTGGGCATCGACTTCGAAACATTACCGAAACCATACCATTCATTATCAGTGACAGGAACCGGACATAATGAAAATCCCCAACGCAACACCTATGTCGTATAACACCGGCATGCATGATGTGTCTGGTCGGAAGCTGCGCCCGCAACCTCTTGATCAACCATCGCACTTGCCGAAAGTCTTTGGCTTCTTCCAGAAAGGCAAAGTAGGCAAATCACACCTGGTCGTTGGCGACAGCCGTGCCATGATCTATGGCCTCAGCAGCTTCGACCCGCTGAAGCAGTACTTCAACCACGCAACCGCTTTCGCCAACATCTTCAACGCCGCAGGCAATGCGGTGATGATGGAACGTGTGCTGCCGGAAGATGCGAAGCCGCCAGCGGCTGTCCGTCTGTCGCTGGACCTGCTGCCTACCCTGGTGCAGGACTACGAGCGCAACATCGATGGCAGCTATCGCGTCGACAACGCTGGCGTCAAAGTTCCGACAGCAACCAAGATCCCGGGCTACCTGGGCAAGTGGGTTGCTGAACCGATCGAAATCGACGAAGGCGTTCGTGCCTTCGGCCAAGGTTCCATCATGGATGGTGACCAGCTGGATGGTGTAACCACTACCCAGTCGACCCGCTATCCGATCATGGACCTGATGGTCTCGTCGGAAGGCAGCTGGGGTAACGATTTCGGCGTGAGCATCTGGGCGCTGACCTCGATGTCGGACACCGCGGTGGACGAACGCCTGATCACCGACCAGAAAGTTTACCCGTTCCAGATCGCTGTGAAGGCCCGTCAAGACGGTCTGACCACGCCGTCGATCGTGACGACCCTGGGCGGCGGCCAGTCGATCCCATTCGTGCTGAAGCCGAAGACCATCGACCGCAACACCGAAGCACAAATGTATCTGGGCGACGTCTTCGTCGACGCTTACCAGGACATCAAGTCCAAAGGCATCTCGCCAACCTACGGCGCCTTCGACCGGCTGAAGATCTACGACAGCAATGTCAAGACCGCGCTCGATCTGCTGTACGCTGCTGAATTCCCGCACGCTGACAACTTCAGCGACTTCGACGGTTCGGACGACGAGTCCTACCGTTTCAACCCGTTCTCGGCGGTGTCGTCGAACAACGTGCCTTACCATTCGTTCCAGCTGGTCACCGGTTCGCCGAACAGCCTGCGCATGGTAGCAACTTCGACGGTCTTCGCTCGCGACGGCTTCGACGGCACCATGAACGACGAAGTATTCGATCTGCTGGTTCGCGCTAAGCTGCAAGAATACGGCGACAAGAACAGCTATCGCCAGGACTCGGTCAACCACCCGGAAAACATCATCTGGGACTCCGGCCACTCGCTGGCGACGAAGAAGGCTATGGCCAACTTCATCGCGGTGCGCAAAGGTACCTACGTGCAAGCATCGACGCACGTTGTCGGCGGTCCTCCGCTGAGCGACGACCAAGAGCGTTCCGTGGCGATCTCGCTGATGACGGCTTTCCAGAACTTCCCTGAATCGGAAACCTACGCCACCCCAACGGTGCGGGCTTCGATCATTGCGGGTTCCGGTCATCTGTTGGCCAGCAAGTACACCGAAGAAGTGCCGGCGTCGATCGACCGTGCTGCGAAGTGGTCTGCCTACATGGGCGCCACCAACGGCAAGTGGATCTCGCGTCTGAAACCGGACGTGTCACCGAACAATCAGGTGTCGCTGCTGAGCGATCTGAACGTGGTCTTCCGTCCAGCTACCGCCCGTTACAAGGACTGGGATGCTGGCATGGTGTGGCCTGAGCCGTACACGATGGACACCCAGTACTTCCCGCAACACCAAACGGTGTACCCTGACGACACGTCGGTGCTGAACTCGGCCATCACGGCCTTCGGCTGCACCACGCTGATCGCCGTGGGCGAGAAGGCTCACCGTGACAACACGGGCCGTAGCGATCTGACCAAAGATCAGATGGTGGCTTCGATCAACAGTAACATCCTGGAGCAGGTTGACGGGAAGTACGACGATCGTTTCATCATCATCCCCGAAACCACTTACACTGCGGACGATGATCTCCGCGGCTACAGCTGGACGACGGTGATCAAGGTCGGCGCTCCAATGATGCAGACGGTTCAAACCCTGACCATCGAAACCTACCGTAAAGAGGACCTCCAGCAATGACACGTCCACAAGGAACCATTCTCCAACAAGGTTCGGCCTACGGCCTGGGCGCTAACTCGCCAATGGTGAGTCTGAGCACCAATGGTCAAATGGGCTGGTCCCCGGAGCACGCGTCTTTCACCAGCAATCAGGCTTATGTGCGCAAGCACCTGATCCCGATTCTGATCGAGGCGCCGAAGCTGTTCCAATACCTGCCGAACCCGGCAGACTGGAACGCCGCGCTCCGCGCTCTGATCGAGACGCAGTGGCTGCAAGTCGACGGCCTGAATGCCGGCCTGACAGCCACGTTTACCGAAAACGCGTTCGGTGGTTCGGGTCTGAAACAACAGGACCTGACCAACATCGTGGAAGCGGAATCGCGTCCGAAGCACACCTACCTGGAACGCTACGGCCGTCCTATCCAACGTTTCATCCGTGCCTGGATGACCTACGCTGGTATGGACCCGTACACCAAGTTCCCGATGGTTTCGAATCTGGCAAGCGCCGCCAATCTGGCGGACCTGCTGGCTGACCAAACCACGGCTACCGTGCTGTACATCGAACCCGACGCAATGGGCCGCAAGGTCCAGCAATCGTGGCTGGTGTTCAACATGTTCCCGGAAAGCACCGGCGATGTGATCGGTTCAGCTGACAAAACGCAAGACATGCAGACGACCAACATCGACCTGCAATTCACGGGCCTGCATCAATACGGTCCGGGTGTCGATGCGCTGGCGCAGCAGATCCTGAACACCATCTCACTGGTTGGCGCCAGCCCGTACATGAAGCAAGCTGCGATCCAAGAGATCTCGGCGGATGTACGTGCTGCGCAGAACGGCTTTGCGGCTGGCGTGTCGTCCCTGGCACAACGTCAAGTGCAGGTGTAACAGTCCTGTCATACCCCTCCTCTCCCGCTGTACGGGGAGAGGAGGGTTTATGATGTCATTAGGAATGCTTTACAGCCCCATAGGGCGTTTTAAATATGGTAGAGGTAGTTTCTAGTGAACTGTATTCTGCAACGTCTTGTAGCGCGTTCTAGATGAAAACAAACAAAAAAGATAGAGGTCATACATCCCTCCCCAACCCGAAGGTCGAGGAGGGAGTATTTACCAAGTTAAACAACAACTTCGAACTTGCAGGGACACGACCGGAGAATCGCTCGAATTGAATCATCAACGGCTCCGGTATGGATACAAGATCAGGCTTTGGGTACCTAGCCCGTACCTGCCCAAGGGCTTTTTCTCTAACGAGAGGGAAGGAGGATACGGACCCCTTATTACCCGAAGTGGAGCCTTAGACCACGTGCTACAACCGGCAGTGTTTCGGGCAATTTTTTGTCACTGATCCTAGGCATCCCTAGATCTCAGCAACTTGACGCCTGCTGCTTACGCTTGCGCGAGGTTAGCTTAGTTACTTGCAGGGACACAGCTCAGGAACAACATGCCGCTACGCCAGGTGTCTTTCGACATCGTCGAACCCGAAGGTTACATGTTGTCTGAACAATGGATGCTTTTACAAAGGGAGCGTCAAACTCCTTATCGTCGAACCAGCAACCGCACCGCCTGACATCGGGCGTTTACCATCAATCAGGTCGGTGCAGCGCCGTCCAGGCCGAATTACTTGGTGCCGAACAGGTCCATGGCCGCAGCCTTTTGGCGTTTCGCGACTTTGTTCAGTTCGCCGACGGAGGCGTCGGTGCCGGTGACGGACAGTTTGGCGGTCATGGTGCCGTAGACGGTTTTCTTCGCAACAGGCGGTTCGCCGGCGCGCTGGATGCCAGCGTTGACTTCTTTCGATTTGGTCCAGTCGACGGTGAAGGTATCCTTGCCGACCATGTGCAGGACGGCTTTGGCTTCGGTGATACCTTTCTGCTTGGCGGCAGCGCCGGAGGCCACGGTGCCGACGGCGTCGAAGGCAGCTGCGAACAGGTGGGTGTTGTGCTCTTGCAGGGCTTTCAGGGTCGCCAGCGGGATGGAGGCAGGCAGCAGTTTTTCATAGGCGTCGGCGTCGATGGTGATGTCACCGGATTTCGCGTCGATGGTCATGTGCTTCTGCAGCGCTTCCGACAGCTCGGCGGTGGTAGCGTGCAGGGTTGGCAGTTCTTTGACTTGGGCGGTAGCGGTAGTGCTCATGCTTGTCTTCCTTTGGTTATTAAAGATAATTGCTCTGGACGAGCAGGTGGTACTACGAGGTGCTGATGAATCAGCTTTAGCCGTAACGCGAATTCGACTTCGGAGGTGGCGAACGGCTAAATGCGGTGTTGCCGCGATACGGCGCCGTTGGCGGCGTAGCACGGACTTCAGTTACAGGTTCTGCAACTGGTTGATTGATGCGAGTTTTCTTCAGCGCCGGCGAGGAAAGCAGACGACCGGAGATCTCGGTTTGTTTCTTGTCCTTGGCGCGCAGGATGAGATTGCGGCCGGCCAGTACGAGGTACGAACCCTGGTGCTTGAAGAACACCAGATTGGCTTCGTGGATCGCGTCGTTGTTGGGATCGATCAGAACCTTGTTGTCCGGGATGTCAGAATCGAGAGGGGTGATCTCGTTCAGCTTGACCGTAATCATGGGTCCTGAAGCGGCGGTGGTCAAAACCGACTGCAGGTTGTGCTCAATGCCTTTGAACATGAGCGACGTGTTTTTCCACTGACTCAAATCTTGTTTATTAGCGGGCATTCAAATCCTCGAGAAGGTTAAGTAGTGAGCGTGGTGCTCTATAGCAGGGTATCTCCGGCTATTTTTCTACCGAATTGTTAGGGATGGGCAATTCCTCATTACCACTCAGTAAAGTGATATAGGCGTATTTTAGTCTAGAACCATACGTCATACAGCCCTCCAGCCCGGTTGGACTGGAGGGACTGCGTTACCAGCCGAGGGACGGCGGACGTTGTGCAGCTTGCGATGGGAGATTCCAACCCATGGCATTGAACAGGGCTTGGCCTGAAATGATGCATGACTCTTGCGTGACGCCGACTTGTTGGCTGTCAACGTAGAGAGCCTTCTCCAAGTTAGCGCGAGTCATTTCCATTTCGAAGCCTTCCAGCGCTGGCGAGAAGTACTTCTCCGCCGTTGCAATACCAGGCTCGTTGACGTAGTCAAACGTCACCACTTCACGCAGTGCGCGTTCTTCGATGCCGAAACGAATCCGGTTATCGGTGAACGAACGAATGGAGAAGCAAACGTTCTCGTGTGGGTTCTGGAGTTGTTTCTCCAGTACAGCGCCCATCGGACCGTTAGGAGCCACCAGCGACATGATGACCACGATTGGTTTGCCATCTTTGTCTTTTACGCTATCATGGTCCAGCCACAACTTCATGTGGTGGCAGCACACATTCTCTTCGTAGATCGACAGATTGCGACGAGCGAACTCTTGCTCACGGACCTTTTGTTCACGCGGGTCCATAGCACGTGGAGGTGGTTTCGGATGACCGTATTCACCACGCAATGCAGCGCGACCGATGCGACGCTGCAGCGAGCTGGACTGGTCTTCGAACAGATGGCGCGATGGTGCCAGCGGATAGAAAGCGCCGCCGGAGTTAAACACGTTCAACGCGCCAACGATCATCGGGTAATAACCCTCAGGCGTTCGCTTCAGCTCACCCACCTTATTCGTACCAACCAACGAGTGGCAGGCATACATCACTGAATTGGGAGACATGCTATTTCCTTAACAGGGCTTCAATGCGTTCAACCCGTTCCGTTGGCGTAACCAGTGCCGATACCAAGCCGTCCTTCGCATAGCTACCAGCCAGCTTATTCAGGGTATTGGTTGCAGCATAGGCCACACTACGTAGTGGGATGGTCGCGGGTTTCTTTTTGATCAGGTCTTCTTCGGTGTTGATGACTTGGCGGTAATAGATCGCGCGGTCTTCCTCATCACGAGTGATCAGGGAAACCATCATTTCCGTTACCTCTTGCTGCTGACCAATGCTGGCACCTGCGTGGTAACCAGCTGTGTCGAACAACATACCCATCTCTTCGTAACCGAGGTACCAAGGCGCTCGACCTTTAGCGAGGATCTCGTCGTAGATGGAATACACCAACGTATCCACCTTCACCAATTGCAACGAAGGACAAACCGTCGCACCTGGATCAAACGTGAACTCGTAATACTCATCTTCATCGTACATCACCTTAGAGGTGGAACTTGGCGTGAGCCGCATCATGGCATTGGCAATTGAAACACCGTAGTACTGGTCTTCTACGATGATCGCAAAAATACCAACAATACGTGTTTCAATCCCAACGAAAGCTAAGTCCCGTTCAGCAAAGCGAACCGGAACGACGATCTTACAACCTTTGGTCGTAACCAAACGATCGCCTTCCAATTCACGCAGATAGGACTGAACCTTAGCGGCATCATGGATGTAATGGCGGTGATCCATCGATGCTGCCCTTTACGGTTACGGGTTGCCTGGAACGATCAGCGAAGCAACCCACGCGGAGATGTACCACAGGGTTGCGATGGCGCCGGCTTCGCGTGGTGTCAGGGCGGGATTTCGTTTGGCTTCTTCGTCCATCTTGCCCAGGATCAGTTCGGCCGGGGTGTTCGAGAACGAAGTACGGCATACCAGACGCAAGCACATCACGTGCAGATCTTCCGTGTCCTTGATGGTCATGGTGCTCAGCACCTGCTTGAAGCAGTCCATCTCCATCTTGATGTTCTGCGGCGTACGGGTTTCGCCGGCTTCGTTCGGCTTGGCTAGGATGCTTTCGTACGACAGGATCAGCTGGTCGCGCAGGTAGGTGAAACGAGCTGTGCTGTCACGCGAGGTCAGGATGTTCGACGTGATGCGCCACGAGTTCAGGTACTCAGCCGCGTTTGCGGTGATCGCGTCCACGGTGAACTGCTGCTTGCCGGAAGCGGCCATGCCGTACAACACGTCGGTGTTACCACCCTGTGCCAGCCATTCGCGATACACCGGCGGGAAGACGCGGATCTCGTTCATGACGATAGCACGCACCAGCGTGCCATTCTTGATGGCGGCATCGTTGCGTTCCATCTGGATCGACAGCATGTGGCCGGCCTGGCCCATGATCTGCTTGAGCGCTTCGCGATAGTCCTTCAGCGACAGCGAGCTGCCTTCGAACACGGTATCGTTCTCGGACAGGTTGCGGGCGATGCAGAACACCAGCGTCATGTTCATGGCTGACTTATCCATGCGCTCGAAGAAGCCACGGTTGTCGCCGCCGTTCTTGAACGTGAAGAAGTTCTCGTACACGGTTATCAGCTGGTATTCCGGCAGCGAAGCCGCCCACGGGATCAACACTTCGTCGATGGACGCGATGCCCGTTTCCAACAGCTTCAGCACTTCGTCCGGCGCCAGGGTAGGACCGTTGATAGCCAGACGTGGTTCAGCGTTCGGCCAGTTGACGAACTGGTCTACCAGCTTACGGAAGTTCGGACCGTACAGTGCTGGGCAGTCTTCTTCTTCCGTGATCTTGATCTTGGACAGTTCAGCCACCGGCGCATTCGACAGACGCATGGTGACCAGATCCAGCAGCTCAGCGATGCGCGGGGCCACACCACTGCGGGCCACGTTCAGGGCATTGAGCACGCCGGTCTTGCCGGCTTGGATGAAGTCCTGCATCGCGTAGTCGTGACGGGACTTGTCGAAGACGCCTTCCTTGGTGTTAGCGCTTTGTTCGAGGCGGAAGAAGTCCAGCGACACTTCGCCGGAGTCCAGCTTGATCGCCATGTCAGGCGTGGCATAGCACGACTCGACCAGGTGATGCAGCGGCGAGCCAGCCAGCGGTTTCAGGATGACGTTGTTGGCGTCGAATTGTTCTGCCAGCGCCATCGCTGAGAAAATTGCGTCAGAGCTGAGCATTTATACACCTCCACGGAAAACGGAGAACTGGGATTGGATCTGGGTCAGCGCCATCGAGCGCACGGCGCCCGTGGTCAGCTCATTGCCGCCCACCATATCGGCGACGTCATTGCCCAGTACTTCTTTGGCGATACCGCAAACCAGTTCCGCAGCGTTAGCCAACGTCACGACGGTCTGCAGCGATGCAGGGTTTTTCATGTATGATTCCTTTGGTTACAGAAAGAGAAAGCGAATCGCAGAGGAGCCTAGGCTCCTCTGCTGGTTAAGACTCGTATGCCGCGACCGCCTCTTGACCTACCAGGTCCGAGAGGATGTTGTACATGCCGATGACGTAAGGGGACTCAACAATACGGTTATCGATCGAAACTGCACCGAATACCGCGTCAATCATTTCCCCCTTCTCCGTGCGATACTCACCAACCAGCTTCTTACCAACAACGGTTTTCATCTGGTTAGCGAACACACCCTTATCGCCTTCCCCCATAATGACTTCTGAGGTAATGTAGATGCGGATGCAGAGATGGTCGTACTGCAGAGGCTCACCTTCGACGCGGAATGCTTCGTCCACGTTGCCGGTCAACACTTTACGGCCAGTCGATTTGAAGCGATCGGCAAAGACTTTGTCGGAAGCATCGGCAATGGCACGCAGCGAATCGCTCATGTCTTCTTTATCGCCGTGATAGTACGCTTCGATGCGTTCAACCACCCCTTTCACTTTCGCTTGAGGAGCAAGGTTGCTCAGGATTTTCAAGGTATCCAACGACTCGGCGTCAAACAGATTCGCTTGACTCGTGACGGCGTCCTCGATTATGCATAAAATATCTTCGCTATTGAGCAGCTGGCCGACTTTCACCAAATTGTTTACAGCCTGATCGAACGTGACGACGATGTCCGAGAACTTGGAGACTTTGGTGCTCAGCTTTTCAGCGATCCGGGATGACAAGGCCGAAGAGTCTTCCAGCGTCTCAGGAATTTCCATCAACACTGTCTTCACCAACAGACCTGCTTTCCAAACAACGTTGCTCGGATTCAAGATATCCGGTTCGAAGAATCCCGTGTTGTAGACCACAACGTGGCCTTTCTTGAACTCTTGACCAACTTTCACGTTAGCCACGATTTCGTGGGGGATTACCAAACCTGCCGCATTGCCGAAACGACGACCAATCTCGTAACCCTGCAGCGTGCCATCGGCAAACTTCACGATAACGCCGGTTGGTGCAACAGAGACCACCTTACCATCTTGCGGTACCGAAGCAGCGTACATGTCACCAGTGCGATGAGCGATCACTTGCTCGTAGCCAGTACGAACTGGCATCTGGTGATAACCAGCACAGGCCACACCGTGGGAGTGTTGAATGCCGATGAAGTTAACACGCTTTGGATCATCACGGTCACTGGCCACTGACAACAGAGCTGACGTGGACAGCAGTGGGGTCGCGCCCATCGACTTGTCGTAAGGACGCCCCATACCACGCAAGGACACGAACTGTGGGTCAGCACTGGTGTAGGTATTGATTGCCACATCAGAGCTATCCACCGTATCGCTGGAGATCATCCCCATGTCATTGCGGTGATACTTACGAGTTGCCTTCGTCATGGTCCGACTGTTACGTCCGCCCACACCGTTGTACGTTACCGCTTCCTGTTCCTTCAGGTTCTGGATCGGGTTGATGTCGTTAACTTGCGTCTTCGACGGATCGGTTTGGATATTGGTAAAGACAGCAAACGGGTCCATGTTCAGCGGCGAGCGCGACTTACCTGCGCTACCATTGTGTTGACGGATAGAACGCACCATCTCCGAATACACCGCACCCGCCATCCGTTCGTAGCCACGCAAGCGCAGCACAGAACCGTCCAGCTCATCCGGATGGCTATCCGACAGCAACATGCTAGCAGCGCGAATCAGCAGCGCCCGCATGTCGGTTGGTTCACCCATCTCCAACAACAAGTCATGCGTGATCGGATCAATGAACATCTGGTAAAACAGATCCATCTCACGGATGTACCGCACGCCCAAACCAGCTGCTTCCAGCACGTTCAGGTAAACTTCCTTGCTGTTGAACAGATGCACGTTGTAACGACGAATGTGCTTGTGGTACTCGTTGAAGCCACCCAGCAGCAAACCGGCCAAATGATCGCTTTTGCTGAACACGATGCTTTCGTCGTTAAAGACAACCGACTCTTCGCCGCTGTGCATGTTCAAACGCGTACCCGCTGGAACGCGACGGATCTTGGTTTGCAACAACGCAAGCATGGGTTCCAGACCCATCTCGTACGCCAGGATGACACCCAACGGCATAGGCGCTCCGCTGATCTTCATCACTGCGATATCAACCGGCGCTTTCTGACGATCCAGTCCAGCCAACGGCTCAAAGGCACCGACGTTAGTCAACAGCTCGCCTTCCCCTTTCCAATCTGCACCCGCAATGATAACAGACGAGGATTTGTCGATCAGCAGGTAATGCGAACCCATGGTCGACTTACCTGCGATAATGGTTCCATCCTGTTCTAGGTGTGCCATCACATCCTTGCCGAACAACTCTTCACGCTTGGTGTGGTCGAACGACAGGTTAAAGGTCAGCGTGCCGAGGTTGCGAGGATACACTGCCAGCTTAAGCGTAAAGCTCACGAAGCCAGAAGCCAGGATGGAATACAGTCGCGGTACCTTGGACAGGTTATCCGACATGTCACCAGGGTGACCGTTGGTGATGAACTCGTCCGCATCGTCGAGCATCTTCGCCATCAAGTTGTTGATCAACCAAGTGGCGTAGTTATTTACCTTCTTCTCGCTACGGCGAACGAACGCCTTGCCGTAATAGCTGGTCAGGGCTACCGAGTCAGGCGACACCTTGACGATCGGCAGTTCGGTACGCTGCTTACGCAGACTGTACTTTACACCATTCGACATGTAGCTACCGTCAGGGTCAATCACAGGCAACTTGAAGCGCACCGTAGAAGCTGTGCCGTCGGTCGGCATAACCCGCGCGGTGTAGATCTGATAGTTACCCATCAGACTGTAGACCTGTTCGACTTCGTAGTCGGTGATCGCATAGCCGGCCTGTGAGAAGCACATCACCATCGACGCAACGTCACGTTGCATGATGTCTTTGATGTAGCGCTTATCGAAGTCCAGCAAGGACGACTTCAGCATGGATTTGTCCGGAACAGACGGCAGGTCAATGATCGACGACGATGCATCCACCTTGAGTGCTTCAGGTGGAATGGTCACGAACTGATCCAGCGTCATGTGGGCGTCTGGCGAGACGATCGTCTTGTACTTGCTGGACAGGGTTTCGTAGTGGCGATACTGCGCTGCCGACAACGAGCCACTATTCAGCTGACGATTGGCGATTTTCATCAGAGCCAAGTCATGTGGCAGACGTTTCATCTCAGGGATAGGAACGTTCACCACTTGCGGCGTATCGACCCAGGAAGCACGCTTGTCTACCTCACCAGCGTCAGCCACGGTAGTAACCGCGTTAACGTCCCGCAGCTTTTCCATCTCTGCCAGGTCGTCGTCAATTTGTTGATCGAGTTTCGTATCAACCACCACGGTTTGCGCAGTGTCTTCCGGTTTCTCGTCCAACACTTCATCCACACGGTTGCGCATGGTCTGCGTTGCGATCTTGGCCACACCAGTGGTTGGGTCCAAGGTTGCGGGACCTGACCCAACCTTCGTCACCGTTGTTCCCAGCTCCTTCTTCAGGTCAACGGCGTCGTCGTGATCAAGCACTTGGTTATTGGCCAGGTCCGTGATCTCTGGCGCAGCCACGGTACGCAGCTGAGTGATCGACATGAAGAAACGCAAGATGCGGTTCTGGTAACGTTCAGGGTCGATCAGGTTCGGTGCTGGCTTTTCGTTAGGACCCAGTTCACTGTCCAACGGTTTACGCCATGCATCCAGCATCCCCAGATTGAGGGTAGTCCACTTGCCGGATTCGATGAACACCAGGTTCACACGGCTGAGTTTGTCCTTTGGTACCAGCGACAGCAGCGAGTTACTGCGGTTAGGGCCGAACCATTTCCATACTTCAGCGAGGAACAGCCGCTCCTGCGTATCGAAGATGGAAACCAGGCGCGTTTGCGGTGCGGTAGGAACCATCTTCTCGTACAGTTGCAGTTGCGAACGTGCTGGCAGGATCTGTGGCATACGGCACACCACGAACTGGGGACGGTCGGTCATCTTCGCCAGCTTGGCGATTTCTGTCCAGACAGTCAGTTCAATGTTGTACCACTCGTTGTAGTTGTTAAATGCGTTACGTGGATAACGCACGGTGTGTGGCAGCAGACCGTAGTTGTATACCAACAGACTGGTAGCATCCGGCAGAGCACGCTCCACATCCGGCGCAGGTTTGAAGCGACGGTAGTGATGGTGGTACTGACGAATCATGGCAGCTGGCTGCACCGTGGAACGAACTGGTTGACCAACCACACCAGGTGCCATACCCAAGACGTGGTGCATCAACACAGGACGCGATACTGCTTTCTGCAACACACGGTCATCTTTGACGATGGCGGCAGAGAAACCCTGCAGCGCTACGTCTTGTTCAGTGGGACCGTACTTGGTCGGGTTGTCGTGAGCCAGGTGAACAATCGAACGACGCGGCAGCTGGAAGGTTTCCAGATGACCGAAGCGCGGTTGCATCAACTGTTCTACACGACGCACACCGAAGTTCCGGTAGAAGATAGGGAAATCAAGAAGCATGTTTAATCGCCTGTCAGATTGTGAAGCACCAACGCCGTAGTGGATACGTCGGTGCTAGAAATGAATCGTCCATCCGTACCCACATAGGCCCGACGCGTGTTGAAGTAGTTGCGCACTTCTTTGATGGCTTCATCTGAATAGCTGATGTTGCAGTTCATCATATCGCCGTCGAAGTCGGCATCCAGCTTAGCCAACTTAGTTGGGTGAGGAGACATCGACTTCATGTACGGACCAGGGATAGGGAACTCCATGGCGGTGTGGTCGTCATCCAGCGGCTCCCAGTTACGACCCAGTTCACGGCGGCGCTCAGCAACCGTGGTGGTGCGGGTGTACAGCATGGTCGGGTAAACCGAACCCACACCGGTAATTGGGTAACGCGTTACAGTGGCTGGATAATTATTCCACACGCGATAACCGGACAAATAAATTAATTCGCAGAACGTCAGCGGGAAGACGTGTTCTTTGCTACGACCCGGTGGCAACTCGTCGATGTCGTTGAAGATCTTGAACGTACCATCCGGACCTTTGTAAATCAGGCCCAGATAACGTCCTTCGATTTCCATGGCCTTATCCCGCACGCCTTCGTCGCGGAAAGCATTCACGACCTTCTCCAACCCTTCGTTGGTTTGGTAGCGGTCGTAGTACATGGTCTTCAGCGTGACATCTTCGCGCTTCAGTGTTTTCTTGTTGACCAACTGTGCTGGCAGATTGTAGTCAGGGAATACCTGCGACAACCAGCCACGCTTGAGATGGTACAACGTAATGGGGAGCAAACCCTTGATGACTTGGAACAAGCCGATCGCTGTGTCGTTGAAACCCATGGACTTCGGTTCGCCAAGGTAACGCACTTCTGCAGGCAGAGCGGTGATCACGTTACCCGTACCGTTCATGATGCGCCGGCTAGCCCATTTACCCTGGATCAGTTTGTTCTTGCCGTAGATGATGCGCTCGAACAATTCGTAGATCGCATTGAACGTGGTTTGCAACTTGAAGCGCGCACGGTCAATCAGTTCTGGGTTGGAACGAATGGCGATGTCGGACAGCGTGTTTGCCACTGACAGCAGCTGACGATACAGCGGGTTGACTTCGTCTTCCCGGGGGCGACCGTCAGGGCCGATCTCAACGTCGCGCAGTCCGGCAGGCAGCACCAGCACTTTAGAAGTGGTGGCATAGGTCCGGTACTTCTCGATCACCTTGATGGCTTGGTCACGCTTGTCGGAGTTGTTACGCACGAATTCGATCTTGTCCCAGTATTTCAGGAAGAAGTGGAATCCGGTATCGCCGTCAACCGGGTCCGAACGTTCGAAGTCTTTCTTCTCTGGATTCCAGACGGCATATTCGTTGCCGGACATGATGCCGCCGTACAGACGCTTGAGTTGAATCAACAGACCGTAAATCACGGGATGGAAAACTGGTACCTTCACGTCGATGTAGGCGTAGCGGCGTGAACGAACATCGTCACCAATTCGACCAAAGATCTTGGTCGAGAACAGGCCATCCGGAT